CTATCATGATCAATGATGTTGCTAACAAGATTGCTCAACGCACACGTCGTGGCGCAGGTAACTTCGTTGTTGTTAGCCCAACAGCACTAACAGTACTACAAAGTGCTACAACAAGTGCTTTTGCTCGTACTACTGAAGGTACTTTCGAAGCTCCAACAAATACAAAGTTTGTTGGTACACTAAACAGCAGCGTTCGTGTTTATGTTGACAGCTATGCTGACGCAACAACACCGATCCTAATCGGTTACAAGGGTCCTAACGAGATGGATGCTGCGGCTTTCTACTGCCCATACATCCCTCTAATGAGCTCTGGTGTTGTTCTTGATCCTAACACAATGGAACCAGTCGTGTCCTTCATGACACGTTATGGTTACGTTGAGTTGACAAACACAGCAAGCTCTCTAGGTAACGCAGCTGACTACCTAGGCAAGATTGCAGTTGGTACAATCAAGTACGCTTAATCTCTAACGAGGTTTTGCAACCAAATTCAAAGGGACCGCAAGGTCCCTTTGTCATGCCATAAATACCTACATGTTTAAAACAGTAAGTCAAAAGACAAAACAACAGAGACTGGAAATCTGCGAATCTTGTGAGCTTTTCATAAAAAAGGTTTCAATGTGCAAAAGTTGTGGTTGTTATATGCCAGCCAAGGCTATGTTTGCAATTAGTGAGTGCCCAGAAGGCAAATGGTTAGAAAACGAACCAGGTCAGAATCTAATAAATAAGATAGAGGAAATGATTCTTAAAAGTTGGGATAACGAATAATGCCAGATACATTCACAAGGCTACACGGAACAACAGTAGATAGATTCAAAGTTGGTCAGCATAGTCAAAAAGTAACCTTGACTGGTATTACGGAATCAACCGGTACGATATCATTGTTTGATAGAGATGGCAACAGTTTTGTTGCCACTAGCACAGTATTTTTTACAGCCTATGTAATAGGAAAAGGCGTCAATACAGCAGCTTTTGAGGTTAAAGGTTGTTATGTTGCTGGCACATCTACAGTAACAGGCTATGTAGTTAACACCTATGTAGATACAGCAAATTTTCAGGAACCAGTGTTTTCTTTTGACGAGAGCGGTCTACTGACAGTGACTTGCACAGGTGTAGATGGAGAGACAGTGAACTGGACGGCAGTAGTCGATATAGTTTCAATTTAAGAAATAACCATGGCAATTAAAGTAAATCACACAAAAGAGACATTGACACCTGAAAGTGGTGTTTTGGAAGTCAACGCCACTGGTGCTCTTAAATTACCAACGGGCTCAGAGATTCAGCGCCCAGATGGCAAGGAAGGTTTGTTAAGGTTCGCACAAGATCTTGCTAACCCAGAATATCATGACGGCACCACCTGGAAGCTACTGGCAAACAGAGATTATGTAGATTTACAAGTAAGTCAAGGCGCTACAGATCTAACCAACGTAATTAACAATCTACAGTTAAATGACCTTACGGACGTTACAGTAAGCAATCCAACAACAGGTGAAGTTCTAGTCTATGACAGCACCTTTGGGCAGTTCAGAAGCCAGATCAATGCACTGACCCCAATTACCAGGAATTTTATTGGTGATGGCAGCACGTTAGAGTTTGATATTCAGACTAGCGTTAGCAGCCCGCATCTTTTAGTCGTTTCCATAAACGGCATTACCCAAGAGCCCTACTATAGCTATACCATAGTAGATGGCACAACTCTTACCTTTGATGAACCTCCTGCATTATATGACAGGATTCAGGTAAGGATTTTGCGTAGCAATACGACAAGCGATCGTCCTAGACCAAAGATCGTAGATGTATCTTATAGTACGATTGGTGCGTATACAACGATATCTATCGTTGCTACAGATATAACATATGGCACCGGCGCCAAAATTGGCGATAAGAGTATCACTAGAATTGACTATCCTTCACAGAGCATATTACAGCTTATGGTTGAAACTAGTCAGATAGGTTCCACATGGAATAACCCGCAAGATTTGACCCTTGTAGATACAAGTGGCAACGAGTACACATTTAAAAAATTAATTAGCTACGGTGCAGGTAAACCACAGTTCTTAGACAGCACGACATATATTGGGCGTTTTAGGGCTGGTGATAGCATTAATTTTCCAATTGCGGTAAATAATGCTACAAGTATATCTTTAAGCCCCGCTTATGACGGGGAGGCTGCAATTAGCTGGTTAACAGTAAGCGGCAACAGTATCGTAGGCACTGCTCCTAATAATAGCAGCCCTAGTCGATACGAAATCAAAGTAACAGCTAGTAATGGTTCGGTTGATATAACAAAGAACTACTGGTTGTTAGTCATATAACATTATTCTCATGTTGGCGGCACCAAACTTAAACATGCCAGGGAGGACAATGATGCCATTAATTAAATTGAGGTCCAGTTCTATTATAGATAGCGTCCATTTGGGCGGTACACCTACGGCGTCAGACCCTTCAAGCCAAATTGCTACAACACAAATGGTTCAAACAGAGTTGAGTAATTTGGTAGATGGTTCAACTGAGTTGCTTAATACTCTAGGAGAATTATCACAGTCTTTGGGCACAGACACAAATCAAGCCTAAGCTAGGTTTCAGTAGAAGCCTAATAATGAGGATAAAGAAATGCCTTTAATTAAAGCAAGGTCAAGTTCTATTATTGACAGCGTAGACCTACGTGGTCAACCAACAGCGCCAACAGCAGAACAGACCACAAACACAAACCAATTGGCAAGTACGGCATTCGTTCGTACAGCTATTGCAGAGCTTATTAACTCCAGTCCAGAACTGTTGAATACGCTTTCTGAATTAGCTACTGCTATTGGTAATGACCCTAACTTTGCAACTACAATTGCAAACAGTATTGCTACAAAAGTACCGCTAGATGGTAGCGTAGCAATGACAGGTGAGTTGACACTTTCTGGTGATCCAACGCAAAACCTAAGTGCCGTAACAAAGCAATATGTCGATAATGCTATCGACGCCCAGATGATCTACAGCACAGATGATGTTGCTGAAGGTCAAACAAACCTTTACTATACAGACACTCGTGTACGTAATGCCGTAAGTTTAGCAAGTGACAACACCGTTGTTTTAGACTACGATATTGCCACAGGCCAGTTCACTTACAATCACCCAACAAGTGATGGTATTCTAGAAGGTCAAACAAACCAGTACTTCACACAGGCTCGTGCTCGTCAAAGCATCAGCATGAACAGTGATGATGGTACGATTCTTTCTTACAGTTCTACTACTGGTGAAATCACTTTCACTACTCCAAATACTGATAAGATTGTTGAAGGTCAGACAAACCTATACTTCACAACAGCCCGTGCACGTAACAGCGTAAGCGGTGGTTCTAACATCAATTATGACCCATCCACTGGTATTATCAGCACACAGGCAGCAGTTTGGAGCGTAAACGGCCAAACAGGTGACGTCGTTCTTGGTACAGACCAAGTTGCGGAAGGTAGTGCAAACCTATACTTCACAACAGCTCGTGCTCGTAGCAGCGTAAGTTTGACAACAGACGATAGCAACATCCTAAGCTATAGCACTGCAAGTGGTGTGTTCACATTCACAACACCCACAACAGATGCTATCGATGAAGGTACTGCTAACCTATACTACACAGATACTCGCGTTCGTACAGCGATCAGTGCAAGCGGTGATATCAGCTACAACCAAGCAACAGGTAACTTCAGTTACTCTACACCAACTACAGACGGTGTAAACGAAGGTTCCACAAACTTGTACTTCACAGACGCAAGAGCTCGCAGTGCTATCAGCCTAACAAGCGATAACACAAGTGTTCTAAGCTATGATAGTGCAACTGGTACATTCACATTCAGCCTAGGTAGCCAGACAACAGATGATGTTGCAGAAGGCACAACAAACCTATACTATACAGACGCTCGTGCTCGTAACGCAATCAGTCTAGATAGCACATGGGGTAATATCACATACAACAGCACCACTGGTGTACTAGATGTCAACGCACCTAGCACAGATGACGTTGTTGAAGGCAGCACTAACCAATACTTCACAGTAAGCCGTGCTCGCAATACAGTTAGCGCAAATGACGCTGGCGGCGACGGCAGCTTCAGCTATGATGCAGCGACAGGTGTATTCACATACACAGGTCCAAGTGCAGCAGAAGTACGTGCACACCTAAGCGTAACAGACGTTGGTGGTGACGGTAGCCTAACATACGATAGCGCAACTGGTGTTCTAACTTACACCGGCCCAAGTGCTAGCGAAGTACGTGCTCACCTAAGTGCAACAACAGCAACAGGTGCTCAGTATGACAGCGCAACTGGTGTTATCAGTCTTGCTAACATTCCAAACAGCAGCCTAACAAACAGCAGCGTAACCGTTAACGGTGCAACTGTAAGTTTGGGTGGTAGCACAAGTTTTGGTACAGATAGCGTAACAGAAGAGACAAATCTGTATTTTACAGATGCTCGTGCTCGTAGCGCAATCAGTCTAACAAGCGACAACACAAGCGTTCTAAGCTACGACAGTTTGACTGGTGAGTTCACATTCAGTCTAGGTAGCCAGACAACAGATGATGTTGCAGAAGGCGTAAACAACTTGTACTTCACTGATGCTCGTGCCCGTGCAGCAGTTAGTGCAGTTGATGCAGGTGGCGATGGTAGCTTCAGCTATGACAGCGCAACAGGCGTGTTCACATACACTGGCCCAAGTGCTAGCGAAGTACGTGCTCACCTAAGTGCAACTACAGCAACTGGCGTAACATACGACAGTGCAACAGGCGTAATTGCTCTAGCAAGTATTCCAAATAGCAGCCTAGCAAACAGCAGCATCACATTGAACGGTACAACCGTTTCTCTAGGTGGCAGCAACAGCTTCACTACAGATGCAGTTAACGAAGGCTCCAATAACCTATACTACACAAGTGCTCGCGTTCGTGGCGAACTAAGTGCAGTTGATAGCGAAAACGTTGGTGCATTCAGCTACAGCTCTGCTACAGGTGCATTCACTTTCGATGCAAGCGCAGTGGTCGCAACAGTTAACGGTCAAAATGGCTATGTAACTCTAGACACAGACGACATCAGTGAAGGTACTCTAAATCTATACTACACAACAGCTCGCACTCGCGCAGACGTTAATGCTGGTACAGGTGTAAGCTACGATCAAGCAACTGGTACATTCAGTATCGGTCAAGCAGTTGGTACAACTGACAACGTTACATTTAACGATGTAACAGTTGGTGGTAACCTAACAGTTAACGGTACATTGACAACAATCAACAGTACTGATTTGACAGTTACAGATAAGAACATCACTATTGCTGATGGCGCAACAGATGCAGCCGCAGCGAACGGTGCTGGTATTACTGTTGATGGTGCAAATGCAACTATCACTTACGCAAGTGCAACAGACAGCTGGAACTTCAACAAAGATGTAAGTATCACTGGTGGTTTGACACTAACAAGCAGCCTAACAGCACCTACATTCGTTGGTGATCTAACAGGTAACGTAACTGGTACAGTTAGCGATCTAAGCAACCACACAACAGATGATGTTGCTGAAGGCGCAACCAACCTTTACTACACGGATACTCGTGTACGTAATGCAGTAAGCCTAACAAGTGATAACACAAGCGTTCTAAGCTACAATAGCAGCACTGGTACATTTACATTTACTATTGCTAACGCTTCTACAAGTGATATCGCTGAAGGCACAAACTTGTACTTCACTGATGCTCGTGCCCGTGCAGCAGTTAGTGCAGTTGATGCAGGTGGCGATGGTAGCTTCAGCTATGACAGTGCAACTGGTGTTCTAACCTATACAGGTCCAAGTGCAGCAGAAGTACGTGCTCACCTAAGTGCAACAAGTGCAAGTGGTGTTACATATGACAGCGCAACTGGCGTAATTGCTCTAGCAAATATTCCAAACAGCAGTCTAACAAATAGCAGCGTAACCGTTAACGGTGCTACAGTAAGCCTAGGTGGTTCTACATCTTTCGATACCGACAGCGTAAGCGAAGGTACAAGCAACCTATACTTCACAAATGCCCGTGCAGCAGCAGCTATCAGCTTGACAAGCAGCGACACTTCTGTATTAGACTATAACAGCGCAACTGGTGAATTCACATTCAGTCTAACTGGTATCGATACAGACGAAGTCACAGAAGGCGTAAACAACCTATACTTCACTCAAACTCGCGCACGTAACAGCGTCAGCGCAGTTGATGCAGGTGGTGATGGTAGTTTCAGCTACGATGCAGCGACAGGTGTATTCACTTACACAGGTCCAAGTGCAGCAGAAGTTCGCGCACATTTGAGCGTAACTGATGCAGGTGGCGATGGTAGCTTGTCTTATGACAGTGCAACTGGTGTATTGACATACACTGGCCCAAGTGCAGCAGAAGTACGTGCTCACCTAAGCGCAACAACTAACACAGGCGTTACATATGACAGCGCAACTGGCGTAATTGCTCTAGCAAATATTCCAAACAGCAGTCTAACAAACGACAGTGTAACAATCAACGGCACAACCGTTGCGTTGGGCGCAAGTGGTTCTTTTGGTACAGACAGTGTAACAGAAGAAAACAACCTATACTTCACAGATGCTCGAGCAAGAGCAGCAGTAAGTCTAGTAACAAGTGACGCCAGCGTATTCAGCTATGACAGCGCAACTGGTGTATTCACATACAGTGCAGCAGGTCTAAGCACAGACGAAGTTGCTGAAGGTACAACAAACCTATACTTCACAACTCAACGTGCTCGTGATAGCATCAGTACAAATGGCTGGCAAATCAGCTACGACAGTACAAGCGGTGTTATCAGCATGGCTACACCTGATACTGACGACGTTGCAGAAGGTACAACTAACAAGTACTTTACAAACGCTCGCGCACGTACAGCGGTTAGTTTGGTAACAGACAACACCGATGCAATGAGTTATGACAATACAACTGGTGTGTTCACATTCACACTGGCTACTGTTGACACAGACGAAATTGCAGAAGGTCCTACAAACCTATACTTCACAACTGCTCGCGCTCGTAATACAATCAGTGCTGGATCTAACATCAACTATGATCCTGCAACTGGTATTATCAGCACACAAGCTGCGGTTTGGAGTGTAAATGGTCAGACTGGTGACGTTGTTCTAGACACAGACGACGTAAGTGAAGGCAGTGCAAACCTATACTTCACTGATGCTCGCGCAAGAAGTGCTATCACTCTAACAACAGATGACAGCAACATTCTAAGCTACAATACAGGTACAGGTGCTCTAACATTCGTTACACCTACAACAGATGCTATCGACGAAGGTGCAGTAAATCTATACTACACTGACGCTCGTGCAGATGCTCGTATTGCAGCAGCAAGTGTCCGTGATTTGAGCGATGTCAACAAGACAGAAGCTCTACAAGACGGTTACACACTGGTTTGGAGTAGCGCTCTAGGTGAATTTGTTCCACAGAACATTGCCGTAACAGCTACAACTCTAAACTTCACTGGTGACGGTTCAACAACCAGCTTCAGCACTGGTGTAAACGTTACAAGTATCGATAACACTCAAGTGTATATCAACGGTCTGATTCAGGCACCAACATACTCTTACACAATTAGCACAACTAGTGGTGTGACAAGTATCGTGTTTGATACAGCCCCAGAAGCTAACGACTATATCTTTGTTCGTGTAAGCTCCACAAGCACATTGACTGCTGGTGGTATTCTAAACGAAACAAGTACAGTTGACGGCGGTACATTCTAATTAACAGTTAGAATCAACGAAAAAGGTGCAGAAATGCACCTTTTTCCATCTGTACAGAAAGTATAAATATATTAAACCGGAATCCAATAATGCCAATATTTCGAGGTAAAAATTTTGTAAGCTCAGTGTCTGAATATAAGGACAGTGTTCGAGTAGCCACACGCTCTAATGTCAATTTGACTTCGAATGTTATTTCTCTTGACGGGGTGAGTCTGGTGCATGAGGATAGAGTTTTGCTACTTGGTCAAACAGCAACTTCTGAAAATGGCATTTATGTTTGGTCAAACATCACCAAAAAGTTGTCTAGAGCATATGATGCAGACAGCATTTTTGAACTATCGCCTGGCAGCAAAGTATATGTGGAGGAAGGCAACAATTACTCAAAATCCACATGGACATTGATTACGCAGGGTGTAATAACCCCAGGTGTGACGGCTCTAGTTTTTGCAAAGGAAAGTAGGGTTGGTGAGACAGATTTGAGTGGCATTTACGGTGCCGCAGGTAAAACTTTGCAAGTCAATCTAGACGAAACAGGTCTAGTCAACAGTATAACAGCCATAGATATCGAAATAGATGGCGGAACCTTCTGAATTTTAAGAGTGTTTGGCTATCCAACTGCCATTTTTGGATAAATATTTACTGGATATAGAAATTGAATTCTATAAGTTCATGAACGGGAGTATATACTCAAAATGGCAAACACAATCATTTTAAAGCGCAGCGCGACCCCTGGTAAGGTACCTACCACGGCTCAATTGGCACTGGGCGAAATCGCTATTAACACATATGACGGTTTACTATACATCAAGAAGGATGATGGTACACCTAGCGTTGTCCAAATCGGTGGCGTAACAAGTGTTAACGGTGAAACCGGAGCAGTTACATTAGACTCTGGTGACGTAACAGAAGGTACAAACCTTTATTTCACACAAGCAAGAGCACGTAGCTCTTTAAGTGCAGGCACAGGTATCAGCTATAACAGCAGTACTGGTGTAATCAGCACAACACAAAACCTAAGCACAGCAGGTAGCCCAACTTTCGCAGGTTTAACACTAACAGGCGGCATCGGTATTACTGGTAGCATTATTCCTAGCGCAGACATTACGTATGACCTAGGTAGCCCAACAATGCAGTGGAAAGATATCTACGTTGGTCCAGGTTCCTTATATGTTAACGGACAGAAAGTTCTTCAAGACGATTCTGGTACTATTACATTCACAGCGGATATAGACGAAAATATTCGTATCAAGACACTTGGTACTGGTGTGTTGCAACTAGGTTCTAGCTCAACAACGATCCAGGTTGATAGCACATTGCAAATCGCCAGCGGCAAAAATATCACAGACGCTTCAGGTATTCAAGTTAACTTCGGTGACAACATCCAGATGAACAACAACAAAGTTGTTGGTCTTGGTACACCAAGTGCAAACACAGACGCAGCCACAAAAGGCTACGTTGACACACAAGTTGCTGCAATCAGCACAAGTTCTATTACACAAGGTAACAGTAACGTTACAGTAACAGACACCGGCACTGGTACAGTTACAGTTAGCGTTGACGGTAGCACAGCTCTTACAGTTACAAGTGCAGGCGTTGTTGTTGCAGGTAACCTAACAGTTAGCGGAACAACTACAACAGTTGACTCTAACACAGTTACAATCGCCGACAACATTCTAACATTGAATAGCGATGCAACTGGCGCTCCTACACAGAACGCTGGTATTGAAGTTGAGCGCGGTGACGAGGCTAACGTACAACTACGTTGGAACGAAGGTTCTGACAAGTGGACATTCACTAACGATGGCGCAGTTTACTATCCAATGGCAGTAAACACAGACGATCTAGCAGAAGGTCAGACAAACCTATACTTCACAACAGCCAGAGCTCGCAATGCAATCAGTGCAAGCAGCGCGACTGGTGTAAGCTTCAATAGTACAACTGGCGCAATCAGCTTGGGTTCTATTCCAAACAGCAGCTTGTCTAATAGCAGCATTACTATCAACGGTGCTTCTGTAAGTCTAGGTGGCACACGTACATTAGGTACAGATGATGTAGCGGAAGGTTCTACTAACAAGTACTACACAGATGCTCGTGCTCGTGCAGCTCTAAGTGCAGGCACAGGTATCAGCTATAATAGTACAACTGGTGCTATCAGTACAAGTGCTATTCCTAACAGTAGCTTGACAAACAGTAAGGTAACAATCGGTACAACCGACATTAGCCTTGGTGCAAGTTCCACAACACTAGCAGGTCTAACAAGCGTTACATCTACTAGCTTCACTGGTGCTCTAACAGGTAATGCTGATACAGCCACAAGCGCAGGCAAGTGGACAACGGCTCGCACAATCACTTTAGGTGGTGACCTAAGCGGTAGCGTGTCTATCGACGGCAGTGCAAACGTTACATTGACGGCAACAGTTGCAAGCAACACAGTTGCGCTAGGTACAGACACAACTGGTGACTATGTTGCAAGTTTGGTTGCTGGTACAGGTATCACATTAAGCAACAACAGTGGTGAAGGTGCGACTCCAACAGTGGCAGTTGACACAAGTACAATTGCTACACAAAGCTGGGTTACAACACAGATACAAACTAAAGACAACACAGACGAGATCACAGAAGGTAGTACAAACTTATATTTTACTAACGCTCGTGCTCGTGGTGCAATTAGTGCTAGCACTGGTATTTCATACAACAGTACAACTGGTGCAATCAGTTCTACGATCACCCAGTACACAGATAGCAATGCTCGTGCGGCAGTTAGTTTTACAGCAGGTAGCGGTGCATACAACAGTACAACTGGTGTATTCACAATCCCTACTAACACAAACCAACTAACAAACGGCGCTGGTTTCTACGCTTCTGGTAACAACGTATCTTTTGGTACAGGTAGCTTCAGTGGCGCAGTAAGCACAGGCGCACTAACAGTAACAGGCGCAATCACAGCAACAGGTGAAATTACAGCTTATTTCTCTGACTTGCGTTTGAAGACAAACATCGTTCCAGTTGAAGATGCACTAGGAAAAGTTGAAGCACTAAACGGTGTGACATTCGATCCTAATGAAGCAGCTTTGGCTTTGGGCGTTGCTCCTGGCAAGCAGATGGGTGTGATCGCTCAAGAAGTTGAAGCAGTCGCTCCTGAGCTAGTTACAAACAGTGCGTTTGCAGGTTATAAGACTGTCAAGTATGACAAGCTAACAGCTCTGCTGATCGAGGCAGTAAAAGAACTAAGTGCTAAGGTGAAGACACTAGAAGCACAGTTGGGTAATACTAAACCAACTCTATAATTTCCGTTAATCGAATGGGGGAAACCCCATTCGATGGAATAAATAACAGACGGGAGATTATAAATGGCAGTTTTACCAGCAACAGGAACTGAAATCGTTATGGGTAGGGTTAAAAAGTCCTATTCCAACGTTGCAGCAGCCGCAGGCCAAAACATCAGTCTAAGTGGTACTTTAGGTGGTTATGTGGGTCAAGCAGCATCAACACAGATCAGTTTAAGTTCTAGATTCGGTGGACGTAATACACCTTACGCATACTAATAAAGAAACAACCTACTAAATACCTCAAACAAACGTTTGAGGTATTTTTATGGCTAAAAAAAGCGCAGCAGCACCGGCAACAGAAAATGACGAATTGAAGAGCATTTTTGATAAGTGTCCCTACAATACTACAAGTGCATTTGAACTAGAACATTTCAAATCGCAAACAGGTACAGGGTTCGCTAGAAACATCATAGATGTTATTAACCGTGTTAGAAAAATTGAAAGCGATCTTGAGACTGTTACGGGCAAGTTTGAAATAAACTGTCTGCAACAGGAAAGAGCGCAACTACTAGATTATCTAAACAAACAAGACATTACTTCCCTGCGTTCTGCGGTTGAGAATTGGGAACATGTTGAGCGAGAGTATTGGGTCAACTTGCTGGGTAAACAGGCAGCAATCGAGATCCTTACATTTGGTAGACCATCTGTAGAGACCATGACAAAAATGGTTAGACTACCGGAAGAACTATACATCAAGGCAACTCAGATTTGTGTTAGGCTAGCCAATGCTATTAAATCAACAACTATGGCGGCAGAAGAACAAATCGGTGTTAGTTCAGAACCTGCTGAAACAGCAGAACCAAATAAGCTAAAACTTAAAAAGAAGCAATGAGCTTTATAGATTCAGCCATTAAGGCAACAGAATCAAAGGTAGCAGTGTGCATCCCGGCAAGGGATCAAATGCATACTGCGACTTCTTTTTGTCTCTACAATCTTGCATCACAGCTAACAAAGGCAGGAATAGAAAACACTTTATTTGTAAGTCCCGGAACCTTGATAGCAAATCAAAGACATGAATTGGTGGTGTCTGCGATTGAATGGGGCGCCACTCATGTACTCTTTATTGATAGCGACATGATGTTTGAGCCTGCACATGTTTTTAGGATGCTACGTAAAGATCTTGATATTATTGGTGCAGCATACAGTAAACGAGCAGAACCTTTCATCACAACAGCTTGGGAACGAATAGACGATTGGGATAGTTGGGTACGAGTCGAGGACTATAAAACGGATATTATCCAGGTTCAGGCAATGGCACTGGGTTTCTGCCTTATCAAAACGTCTGTTTTTGAACGCATAGATCTACCCTGGTTTCAATTAGGTTTCTATGAAGGTCAGTACACTGGCGAGGACATAGAATTTTTTAGAAAAGCCGGCCAAGCAGAAATACCTATCTGGTTAGACCTAGAAGTGACGAGGTCTTTAGGGCACTTGGGTACGTTTGAGTTTAAAGTCGGTCACGGTAATTAGACAAACTTTCCCATCGTTTATACCATTTGGTAAGTTTTCTAATTTGATAGTCTGTACTGAAGATTGTGCTTACGTCTGTAAGTCTTTGCTGGACGCATAAATCTTTTTCCGTTGCGTCTTTGAGAAGTGTCAGGGTATTATCCTGCTTGTTGATCAGAGTCTGTATGATAGGATGATTAAACTCTTCTAGGTTTAATAAATGCGTCGCCTGTAAGTACCAACGCTCTACATAACTCACTTCCTCTTTGAATAGTTTATTGAGTAATGGATTGTTGAGCCTGCTATCCCAACAAAAATATAAGTCTACAGATCTTACTGTGTTATGTTGACGCCTGTCCGGAAGATGAATTATTTCTGCTGCCATTCTTCTTATCCACCCATTGATAAAAATTCTTAAACTTATCAATAAGCCTGCTGGACGATATCATTTGCCTAGTCTTTGGGTGTAACGGGCTAGGTAAGTTGTTGATGTCTGTCCAGGCATAGCCTGTATTTTCCCAGTTAAGCTCAGGCGTAAACTCCTTGCCAACTAGTACTAGATAAGTCTCATACACAAAATCTTTACTCCTGCTCTGATATTTGTGTAGCGGTGTAATCTTTTTAATTTTAGTTAGGTTAAGTTCTTCTTTTAATTCTCGCTGCAAGGCATCTATGTTAGATTCATCACCATCTACTTTGCCTCCGGCAAAGGTCCATGTATTGGGGTGGCTTTCTTTTGGGCTACGTAAAACTGTCATAACCCTGCCTGTTTCCTCGCTAACAATGATAGCGCCAACACCCCTAAATTGCCTCACAGATAAATTCTCCACCAACCGTTTCTATAAGCGCCTTCGTATGCACTTATCCACTGTCCGTACTTCCATTCGTACATTAAACTTGTCATGGTATTTAACACTGTGGCATCAGGAGTTGCACTACTATCAAAGCTAACTACCCAAGTTGTACCGTTGAACTCTATTATGTCGTTTGCCTCTGCGTTTGTAATACCCCATGCAGAAGTAGCAGGTACGTTTTCAAGTACAAGATAACGTTGTCCAAGTGTTGCAGCAGGTAAGCCAGCACCTGGTGCAGTCTTTGTAGGATTAATGATTGCGTTTATCGCAGGGATAGTTGCAGCAGGTAAACTGTTTTCATCTATGTTAACGTAAGCGACGTCTGGTGCATTAGGGTCTAATGCTTCTATAACTGCAATTATGTCCTGAGAACTATCTGACGGGTCGTCTCCTCTACGCAAGCGTAGGTGACTGATGCCTGGTCTGAGCTCTCCGTAGGGTTTAAGTTTTTCAAACCAGCTCATAGGATTACCTGCATCGTCTATGTTACTGCCCGAGCTACTTAATAGAATAGCCTTTTCGCCTTCTATGCGTACCTGAAGTTTTAGATCTTCAAAGGTTACAATAACCCATTGTTTGTTTGGGATAGGGTCGTTTGGTACCCACTCCATCAACTCTCCATTCTTGGATCTCTTAATTTCATTTAGGATAGTATGGATAAGCGTTTGTCTCTTAACCTTAGCTGGCGGGTTGAGGAATATTGGTAGTGTAAAGTTAAGCGCAGTGACATCAATGATATCATCTGTGCCGGTTGGGATCTGTCTCACACTCCATACCACGTTTACCAACTCTGTATAAGTTAGGTTTGTCCAGTCAAACGGATTGTCGTTTGTTTTTAGGTTGATACTAGGGTTGAATAGAACAAGTAACTGTTCTACTATCTGCAATTTTTGTTCTGTGTTGCTGGTCCAGATGTCTACTTGTACAGTTAAATCATATGGAACAGGCATGTAGCGTTCAACAGTGTATGTATTGCCTACCTCACCGTCCACATACACACCAGTCTCTGGGTTATACTTCTTCTCATATACCTGTACCTTGTTGATGTGTGTTGGGTTGTGGCGTCTGTCAGCACTGATCTGCAAGTCTGTGATATAAACACTGATAAATGGTACAGTGTTGATAGCGTTCTCAGACTGGTTTTTCATAATGTGAGCAGCCATACGGTTGATGTCACCGTAACGTACTGGCACCTGGATGAAACTTTCTACACCGTTCCTGTCCTTACCTGTTTTGACGCTGAACTCTCCTAGTATTCGCATGAACTGCGTTAGGTAGCGTCTTATCTGTTGATCATAAAAGAACTGCATTATAAATCCGTTTTGGGCCTAATAACCTGGCTAAGTGCCTGACGTTCTGGCATCTCTTGATTACCAATAACTGTGACAGCATCGTTGTTGATGAAAGGAGCACCGTTGAGTACGCGATCCCTAACGTCAATAGGACCTTGTTGTACCTGTACTCGTTGCCAACGTGTTCCTCTGTAAACGAACAGAGCATTGGGTGTATAGTCAACTCGCATGAAGAAGTCGCCCTGTCTTGGGTTAAGAGGGAAACTTAGACCAGAAGCTATCTGCTCGCCATGATCATAAACCTGCTTATCTGTTGCCTGATAATTTTTGTTAATGGGATTCAGGATGTTGTTGTCATCATCTAGCACAGAAGATGCCAACTTCTCACCTTGCTCAATGATAGCATTGCTAATCTTAAGCTCTTGTTGGTAAGTGCTTAATGCATCCTTCAAAGTATCCACGCCGTTGTCTGCAGGTTGTTGTAGTATGTCTCGGTATTCTTGTGCGTCTGTCATAGGACTTGCCTTGATGCGCCAAATATGTGGGTACCATGTTTGGCTAAAGCCTTCTGCTGCCCTGCTGGCATCTTGCACTACATAAAATTTGTTAACTGCCGGTTTACTTTGATCCAGCAGCAAGTCATCTCTAACGTGTGGCAGCTCAATGACGTCACCTGCCATTAGTTTTCGACCCATCCTCTCAACCATATCATTGGTATGGAAGCTGATGAATATGGTATCTGCACTCAAGAACAAGCCGAACTGTGTCAAGTCAAAGTCCTGATCGCCCACGTTATAGACGCCTCTGAGTTCGTAAACATCGGGATCATAAATCCTGTCTCTGTTTTCTAGGAACAGCAAGTCCTGAATTTTTGTCTCATTCAGTACATCGTCGTTTGCATAGTGTGGTTGTGTTGAATCCACAC